GTCGTTGGCATCTTCATCATCCTCTTCGACGACGATCGGTCGGCCGGCGTAAGACATGTGCGTGGCGATGATCTCCTTATCGGCGTTGAAGTTCTCAGGGATGTCGGCCTCGGCATGGTCGAGATCATCCATGGAAGTGAACGCATGAGAGACTGGATCGTTGCGGGAACCGAAGACGGTGGCACCGCGGCGAACGATTTGGTTCGGTCGAAGGCCGAGACGGACGAGAGCCTGAACAAGAGGAGCCTGGTTGCGGGTACCAGCAGGAACGGTGATCGTGACGGTCTGGCGTGCGCGGGTAAGGGCGAGGGCAAATGCGTACGGATTCTGTGCGAACGCAGCCTCGTCATTGGGGAAACAATGGATGTAGATGTTGTCCGAATCAGTGCCCTGGGATGCGTCGATGGTCATGGTGCCGTTGAAGATGTTGGTGTTAGCGCGATGAAAGGTGAGGTGGAGACCGGGGCGCTGCGCATTGACCACCTGGATGTTGTTAACTCCCGGGTTCACAGTCTGGAAGAGGAAGTTGGGCATGATCGCCGGGCCAAACTCTTGACGATAAATCGGGAGGGCGACGTTGTTGACGATGTTGGTGATGTCTAGACCGAACCTGTGAATTGTGTGGCACAGGACCATATGGTCGACCGGAATGATATCGTGCGAGAACCGAGCTCCGAGAATTCCATTGTATCGGCGCTGATCGGGAGAACCAAGTGCGATAGTAGGAATGTTCAGCGATGCCAAGGTAATGACATGCCCTGCCGGGAACTGGTAGACTTCATCAATGATAATGCCGGTGCTTGCTCGAACAAGGTGGATATTTGCAACTGCTTCATCGAGCGTGAAGACAGCGTGCCCAGGATACACAGCCTGCCAATGCGCCTGAAGTTCATTGGTGGGAACGATGACGCAGGCGCCAGCCGGTGCAATCCGCCGAGCGTGAGTGGATTTGCCAGTGCCAGCAGGACCAACGATAAGCAGGTCGAGAGTGGTCTGAGGATCCCATTCCCAATTGTTGACTGCCCGTTGTTGAACCATGGACAGTGCGTTGACAGCGAGACCGTTGAT